GGAGCGTCGTTTTTTTCTTCACTGCCTAAGTCATCGAATCCGCACAAGGTGTTTTCAGATCGGCTGGAGGAATTGCACGAAGATCCCGAGATTCGATCCAGAATCACCGGCAGGCAGTGCGCAGAGCTTCCGAAAGACGTTGTGCTGCTACGAACGCTGAAGACAGCAGAAACCGTTCTGGATCACATTTTGACGCACGGCGAGCGAGTGCCAAACGTCGATGAGTTCTTCCGGCTGATCAATCGCATTGAGCAAAAGCTGAAGTCGATTGCCCCGAACAAAACCGCACAGACTGTTCGTGTTCCTGCTGATATGTGGAGTGACAAGTAATGAGCGTTTCTCAAGTAAAAAAACGGTTTGCTGAAATGGAGTCCTATTTGGGACGGGACAAAGAGGCGTTGCGTCGGCTGAAGTTACTCAAGGACGACGTGAACGTGCTGAGAACCTCGCTGGCTGCTGCGGAGGAGAGACTGGCGGAAGCGGAGGCGGTTAAGGATGCGGCACGGAAGCGGGCCGATGAGGCGGAACTGCATGTTGTTGCGTTAAAGGCGGAAGTCGAAAGGCTTGGAAACAAGAACGACAGTTTGCAGCAAGAAAACGCAATCGTCAGTAAGCAATTGCATGACGTTACTCACAGAGAAAGAGTGCCTTTTGCAAGTGGCAATTTAACGAAAGATCTATCTTTAGAAAGGATTGAGCGATGGGCATACAAGACGCTGAAAGAACAGGGCGGTACGCTGGTGCCTCCAAAAAAATGCACGACACGCAATCCAATTGGATTTGAGCTTGAAAGCGTACTGACAGGATTTGACGAATACGGATTTGCGACACTTGGCAGAACGATTGTGTTGCAGTTGCTTTTGCGAAAAGCTATCGCAGTATTTTGGACGGATGAAGCGGATGGGGTCGATCCGGAGGAAATTATTAAGGCGGTTTGGAATCAGAATGGCTCTGCAAAAGCAAGAACGCGAATGATGCAGTTGTTTCTGCATCAATTTGACAAACGTTCAGATGAACAAATTCTGAGAGACAGGACGTCTGGTAAGGCCCGTGTTCCTGAGTATGCAGAGAGCGCGATAGATATACTTTTCGGAAAGTCTTGACAAACCCCGCAGAATCGCTCACGATGCGTCTGCTGTCACCGTGGAACGTGAACAGCGACGGAGATGAACGAACAAGATTGATTTAATCGGCGTTATGCCGTACAGTTGATGCACTCGCGATTCTCCGTCGCACAATCCACAATGACAGCCAGAGCAGAAATGCCCTGGCTGTCGGCGTTTGGGGAGTGCAGGAAATGTGATTCTTTTAGGTCGACGGACAGCCTCGCAAGCTGAAATCACTACATACTTTCACCGAATCAATCCGGGCAACGTCCAAACTGACGACCCGGCCCGTCCCGAGGTGATGGTCACTGGAATGTGAGCCTGAACAGGAAAGCAGAATCCGAACGTCTCAAGCACTAAGGGACGGGATAAAGATGCGATGTGCAAAGTGGCCGCCATTCCACCCGATAACACCCCGTCACCGGACACACCACAACCACGCGAATCATGATCGGTTCTTTTGTCATGGAATTGGTTATCGACAATTTTGAAAATGATCTGTTGACAAAAAGCCGATAGATAGCAAGACTGTCCCGCCGCTGGCCGAGTAGAAGCGACCCGCCGCTAAAATCCGATTGATAGCCTTCGGGCTTTTCATAAACCGCCGCAACTGGCCTTCTACCTGGTTGCGTGCGGTTTTTTGTTTGGGTGCAAAATGGAGTACGAACAGTTCATTGCTACGAAAAGCCAATGGCTGAATGAGTCGGGATTCGATGCGGAAGAGCTGCCGCCGTTTCTGTATGACTTTCAGCAATATCTCGTTCGGTGGGCCTTGCGGATGGGTCGATCTGCGATATTTGCAGACTGCGGAATGGGAAAGACGGCCATGCAGTTGGCATGGGCTCAAAAGGTAATCGAGCGAACGAACAAGCCAGTGCTGATTGTAACCCCGCTTGCGGTGGGTGCTCAGACCGTGGAAGAGGCTGAACGATTCGGGATAACTGCTTTTCGATCTCGCGATGGAAAGCACAGCGGCAATCCGGAGTGCGTTGTCACAAACTACGAGCAGCTTCACAAGTTCGATCCGGCGTCATTCGCTGGTGTTGTCTGTGATGAGTCCAGCGGTATCAAAGACTTCAAGAGCGAACGCAAGGCAACGGTCGTTGAGTTTATGAGGACGATTCAGTTCCGTCTGCTTTGCACTGCGACAGCGGCCCCAAATGATTTTTGGGAGCTTGGCACATCATCCGAGGCTCTTGGATTGCTTGGTTTCCGTGACATGATCACCAAGTTTTTCAAACAGGAAACCTCAAAAGATCATCACGGCTGGGGGCGAACGAAATATCGGTTTCGAGGGCATGCCGAAGAACCGTTTTGGTCTTGGGTGTGTTCGTGGGCACGGTCAATACAGAAACCGTCTGACCTTGGATTCGATGACAGCCGGTTCATTCTTCCGCCTCTCACTGAGCGTGCCCACGTTATCGAATGCACGAAGGCGAGGGCTGGCAACCTGTTCGCGATGGCTGCAAACGACATGAGAGAAGAGCGGGAAGAACGCCGAGTTACAATCAAAGAACGCTGCGAAAAGGCCGGCGAACTTGCCAGCAATCACGAGGGATCTACAGCACTGTGGGGTGAATTGAATCCAGAATGCGATCTGCTCGAAAAAATGCTTGACGACTGCGTTCAGGTCAAGGGGTCAATGAGCGATGAACAAAAGGAGGAATACCTTTTGGGATTCGCAAAGGGACAAATTCGCAGACTGGTCTGCAAACCAAAGATTGGAGCATGGGGGCTCAATTTTCAGATCTGCAATCACGAGGTGATTTTTCCGAGTCATTCGTTTGAGCAGTACTATCAAGTGGTTCGCCGATGCTACCGATTCGGACAGAAAAACCCCGTTACGATTGATATGGTTTTGAGTGAAGGCGAACGCAAGATTGCTGAAAATCTTGAGCGTAAAAAGCAGCAGGTTCAAAGAATGTTCCAGAGTCTAGTGGCTCACATGCAAGACAGCATGCACCTCGTGTCCCGTGATTATTTCCCAGAGAAAGAGCAGGTTCCCAGATGGCTGTAATGGATCAAGTTATTTGCGATCAGTACGCGATTTACAACGGAGACTCTGCGGAGGTTCTGCAAAGTATTCCTGACGAATCGGTGGGTATGTCCATCTATTCCCCGCCATTCGCCACCGAGAACGGCGGATGTCTTTACAACTACAGTTCAAGCGTCAGAGATTTGTCTAACTCGCGGACGTACGAAGAGTTTTTCGAGCACTACGGTTTCATCGTGAAACACATTGCAAGAGCAATGAAGCCCGGTCGGATTTCCGCAGTGCATTGTATGGACGTCCCAAAGCAGGGAGCGAACATTTGCGGCTACACGGATTTTCCAGGCGACATCATTCGGCTTCACGAGTCTTTGGGTTTCGAGATGCTTCCGAGGATCTGCATTTGGAAAGAGCCACTTGCCGTCCGCAACCGCACCATGAGTAAGGCTCTGGCACATAGGCAGATTTGTGAGGACGCAACGCTAACAAATGTTGCATCGGCAGACTACCTGATTCCATTCCGAAAACGTGGAATCAATCCGGAACCGGTGACTCACCCTAACGGGCTGTTTGAGTATCACGGGGAACGTGAGATTCCGAAAGATCTTTTGAAGTTCAAAGGCTGGAAAGGAAACCAGATCGAGAACAAATACAGTCACTGGATTTGGCGGCATTACGCCTCGTCGTTTTGGGATGACATTCGACTGGAAAACGTGCTGCCATACGAAGAATCAAAAGATGAAGGCGACGAACGTCATCAGCATCCGTTGCAACTGGATGTGATTGCACGGGCTGTGCAAATGTGGACAAATCCAGGTGATGTAGTGCTCACGCCATTCATGGGAGTTGGTTCTGAGGTCTATGCACCGGTGATTCAGGGGCGTCGAGGCGTGGGATGTGAGCTGAAGCCAAGCTATTATCGACAGGCAGTGAAAAACCTCGCGGCTGCCGTAGCGGAAAAAAAACCGTCGCCAGTGCGGTCGCTCGCGTTTGCCGAGGACGACGAATGAAGCCAAAGAAGAAAACAAAACGCATTCTCTCATGGCTCGGATCGGAATGCATCATTGTGTCGCGTGAAACAATCACAACATCGGAGGGCCACGCAAAGAAATGCTGCACGATTCGCGTTTCCAATCAACTTCGATTTGTATCGGAATCTGAGCTGAAGATGATCGAAATAGAAATCTGAAAACCACCTATTGACAAACCTTGCGACCTTAGCAAGACTCTCTGCTCAGTCGTACGAGGACTGGCAAAGAGATCATCGACCGGGAAACCGGATTTGATAAAGCCCTGCGGAAAAGCTCGTACCTTTTCTGTCAGGGCTTTTTTGTGGAGTGCACGGAATGAATCAACTCCAATTGTTCGATAAAAAGCCAGTCAAACTCTCCCGCCGCTCCGACCCAATCACGTCGCAGCAAAGTGCGGCAGACACAGAACCAA